CTACCTCTAGTTATTGAGATAGCTGCCATTAAAATATACCGGGGATGATTTGTCCTGTTGTTGCGTAAGCACCTATTGCTGCTACGAAACCAAGCATTGCTGCCCAGCCATTGAATCTTTCTGCTTCGTTTGTCATGATTGGATGTTTGTTAATTGGATAGTTTTCGATAACTCTTGGAGGAGTTTCGTTTGGATAAATGTTAATTAGTTTGTCTGTCATTTTCTTCTTGATTTGGGTGATTTTTTCTTGTAAGGTTTTGCTGTTTTAGCTGAACGTGTAAAGTTAGCGGCGGTGGGAGCTCCCTTAGAACCCACCTTTCTCATTTTCTCACCAGAGCCAGCGGCTATCCGCTTTCTCTTGGCGTGAATGTTTGCGTATAATCCGCGTTTAGCCATGTTAGCATTTCCATCGTCGCATGGCAAGAGCCTTACGAGTAGGCTTGCCGTTTTTTTTCATAGGACCTTTCATCCCTCTGAATCTTGCACAGAAGGATTTCTTGCGTGGACCCCCTCCGGGCTGTGGAGCCTTGAGGTTCGAGCCGGTAGCTTTATTGTATTTCCTTCTACCGGCTGCAGTCAGTCCTCCCTTACGGCTCTTGTGTTTGCCGATGCGGAGACTGACGTTTCTTTTTCTTACTCTTTTCTTAGCCATGATTACCTAATAGGTTTATTCCATTTACCACCGTAGATTTGCATGTGCATGTTTTGTTTTTGCTCATCGGTTCTTAGGTTTAGCGGAGCATACTCTAGCCTGCCATCAGGTAACATCATTCTTTGTGGGTTTAAACTGTAAGGAGCCCCTGCAAGTTTAGGTTTAGAAGGAGGAGGTGAGTATGGACCAGATTCTTTAGGTTTGTATAGTTGGTAAGGAGATCCTCCGTCACCTTTACGTGTCTCTTTAGAGATACGCATACCAAAGTTACGCTGCGACTCCTTACCTAATCTAAACGCTGTGAGTAAATCGTCAGCAGTTTTTGCCATGGTTAGTAACCTTTCTTAATTTTTTTCCCAGTTTTTTTGGCGGCGGATTTAGCAGCTTTCTTCCCTGCTGCTGTGTAGGGATATTTTTTTCCGTTGACTTTAGGCATAGTTAAAACTTAACGTTAGATCTTTCGAGTTTGTCCATTATATCTTTACGATATGCTGGGTCGCTTTCATAGCGTGAGTCGGACATAGCTTGTACGACTTCTTGTTGACTACGGAACTGACTGCCGCTTGTCTTAGGTGCGTTACCTGTAAGCATCTTACCTTCATATCCTGATGCGTCATTATATCTATACGCGAGGGATCTGATTGCAAAGAATGCACCAAGAGCATCACCTCTCTGCATGACTGCATCGAACATGTCTATCTCTTGTTGGTTAAGGTTAGAGCCTGCCCACTCGAGCATGTTCTGGTAGTTCTCATCACCACCGACGACTCCTTTGAGCTCAGACATTTCAGATTCTGTAAAGTCTTTAGCTCCAACTCCCTGTTCTTCTACCTGTTTACGGTACTCAATGTGCATGTTAGCAAGCTCAACTGGGTCCATCTCTTGAAGTTCTGCAACAGCGTCTTCATGAAACTCTTCATTGTTAAGCTCGTACTCCCATAACTCATCAAGTATACTGACGTCTTCATCTGACTCCTCTGCTTCATCAGCTTCATCAGCTTCTGATTCAGCTACAGGTTCTTCAGACTCTTCTTGTTCAGTACCTAGTTTCTTTTGTAATTCAATGTAACCTTGCTCTAATTCTTGAGCATTCTTATACTTACCAGCAAGTAGACTGTCCTCTGCTGCTTGCATTTGCTCTCCAACTTTAAGAGAGTCTTGCTCGTCAGCATTGAGGTTGTCTATACTTGTTACTTCTGGCGTAGTTTCATATGATAATGTTTCTGCCATATTATTGTGGTGGTTGTTGTTGTGCTATTTGTGGATTCTTAGTTGGGTCCATCATAGGAGCTTTCATCAAGTTAGGTGTCTGCTTAATAGCTTCCATCTCTGCTTCTTGTGCACTAGCTTGTTGCTGTTGTTCTTGTACCTCTTGCATACTCTTAACTAAATTAAGTACATCAATACCTTGAGCTGCTGCTAATCTTTTCACAACCTCTTCTGCATTTATGTATGTAGCAATAGCTTCTGGTCCCATTGTTTGTGCAATGGTTTGTAAGAACTGCCCAAGTGCTTGTACATCTTGTCCTCTGCCCAACGAGTTTATACCAGCTACGATGATAGGCTTGACCATACCTTTAGGTATACGTGGTATCTCACCTGTCTTCTGGAATACACTCAGTTTTCTGTTTAAGTATGGTACTAAGAATTCAACTGTAAGCAATCCAAAAAGGCCGCCAAGCTGTTGCTCTAGTTCCATCTGTGTCATACGTACCTCTTCAGCTGTCGTCCGTTCTGACTGTCTTACTGACAGTATGAGGAACGCTTCGTTTAATCGCTTCTCGAGTGTCTGCATGTGCTGCAATGCCGTAGCAAAGTCAGCTGTCTTACCAACTTGTATCACGCCTATGTCATCAGGTCTACCCTGTACTATAGCTCCGTTACCAGCTTGTGCTAGTGTCTGTGGTTTTGTAGTACTAGATGGTGAGACAGTAAAGACAACCTTAGCTGCTGCGGCAGAGCCTTCTACGATAGCTTGGGACAATGCCTCAAGAGATTTAAGATCTCCTATAAACTGTCCGACTCTACCTCTACCATATGCTTCTCCATCTACTGTGTTAAAACGTAGTGGTAGCCATGGTGTAGCATCTACTGGTGCTTTACTTTCTGATCCTTTAAGTCGTTTGTTGTTGATTTCTTGATGCCATATAAATCTATTGTTATCACGCTTGCAATGCGTGTAGACATCAATTTCATTTTCATCTTCTTCACCGTCTACGACATCCTGATATTCATTCTTAGGAGGTTCGTAGTTTGGTATAAGATCTTTGTTGATTCTTTCTTTCGTGACAATTTCAATCACTTCGCCGTTGCCGTCTCGTTCTATAACGTAGCGATTCAGAGGAAATAGTTTCAGCCCTGCCTTGCCCATAAAGATAAGTGCATTACCACCTACAACGAGATGTTGTAATGCTTGGTGTATTACTACACGATCATCTGATGCTGCGATAGCATCAAGGATGGTACGTTCTATCTTTGCAAATGATAAGTCAAGTTCTGATTTTATTTCTGGTCCAAAGTTTTCTCCTAACTGTGACTCGTCTAGCTGTAGCTTAAAGAAGCTAGTTTGTGGTGGTACTAAACTAAGAGAAAGCTTGGAAGCTAAGGCTACTACACCTTTAGCTCCCACACTTTGCCATGGAGTCTTGAGTTGTTTCATACCTTTAGAGTAATCTTCATGTCCTCTTATAAGGTAAGGTAGAGTAAGTTTGGTTGCATCTTCTGCTTCGGTTAGAAACTGGGAACGATCACTTGATAAAATGTCATACCTAGATTTCGCTGTCATTGTTCTATATGTTTAATGATGATATTCGTAAGCCAGATCTATTGAATGCGGCACGTGGTCCCATTCCTCTAGCCATCTCTTCTATTCTACCTGTCTTCACACCACCAACTTTAGCTTTCTTTTTACCCATACCATAGGATTGTGCTACACGTTGACGTTGTGATTGTTGTATCTGCATCTCTCTAGCTTGACGTTCTCGGTCTTGATAGTTTGTTATATCTCCTCGTAGACCTTTAATGTCACCTTGAAGATTACCTATCTGACCTTGGTAGCCGCCAATGTCTGTTTGTAGCTGACCTATCTGTCCTCTATAGCCTCCAATGTCTGACTGTAGCTCACCTATCTGTCCTCTGTAACCACCAATGTCTGACTGTAGTCCACTGACTTGACTTCTGTAATCACCGAGTGATGATTCATAACCACCTACCTGTTGACGGTAGTCTGCTATGGTACGTTCAAAGTCGCTGACTTGACCTTGGTATCCTCCAATCTGAGATTGATAATTACCTATCTGACCTTGGTATCCACCGATCTGATTCTGTAGTCCACCGACTTGTGACTCGAATCCTCCTACCTGTCCCTGTAGTGTACCTATCTGTGACTGGTATGCTTGGGACTGTTGATCCCATGTGTTACGTAGTGATGCCAGATAGTCTGACATGTTATCAGCTGATATTTGTTGACCACCACCAACATCTATAAATCTTTCTTGTTGTGTCAATGTATTAGGGGTTGTTGGTTGAGTTGTTTGTTCAGCTGTTGGAGTAACAGTACCTTCTGGCATCGCTGCTAGTGCTTGTTCCTCTATCTCTTCTCTTGTAGGAGGAGGAGGAGGTGCAACTTGCATCTGTTTATTACTACCACCGCCGCCTCTGTTTCTTAAGTTAGGTCTTGGTCCACGCTGATCTCTTGCATCTTGTATCGCTTCGTTACTCTTTGGTATTAACATGTTAGTAAGACGGTTGTTGATACCTAACATACGAGCTGGAGTAGTCACTAAGTTACGTGTACTACGTGCAAGGTTAGTTACATTCATACGGTCAGTATCAGACTGATTGTAGTAACTACCTTTTTGATAAGATGTATAGTCAGACTCTCGCTCTGGACCTCCGGGGCCGGGTCTATTAAACGTACCATCAGCACTCATTACGTTTGGATTACCTGTAGGTTTCTCTACTTTGGCTGCCTCTTGTGCCTTTCTTCTTGCTGCTGCTGCTTCAGCTCTTTTGTTTGATGCTGCTTGCTCTGCTTTTTTCTTAGCTGCTGCTGCATCTGCTTTCTTTTTAGCTGCTGCCGCTGCGTCTGCTTTCTTCTTGGCTGCCGCCGCATCTGACTTCTTCTTGGCTGCCGCTGCGTCTGCTTTCTTCTTAGCTGCTGCTTTAGCTTTAGCAGCTTTCTCAGCTTGGAACTTTCTGTTTCGTTCTCGAGCAGCGTCTTGCATTCTCTTTTTGTTAGCAGCTTTGGTTTGGCTGATAGTTCTGCCAGATGCTATTCGTTTCTTAGCAGCTGCTTGTGCTCTTGCTCTGTTGTCCGCCTTTCTTTGAGACGCACTCTTCGCACCAGACGGCTTTCTACCAGCTGCTTTCCGTGCTGATACTCTTTTCTTAGCAGCCCTCTGTGCTCTTGATCTAGCTCTTGATCTATTCCTAGAACGATTGCTGCTTCGTCGGCCTCTTCTAGCCATTACTCTTCCTTGCTAATTCGTTTGTTGTACCACTCGACCACCGAACGTTGACCAGCTTGATACATGATAGAACCAAGGTCTTGTTTCGGATGTGGATTAACGGGTGGGAAAGTTTCTTCTAGTTCTATCTGTATAGAACCTATGGTTGGGCCGATGATGGCCTCAAGCATATTGTGGGAGGTTGGTGTTTGCATGTTCAAAGAACGCTGGCATGCGAGCTGCTTTTGTGTCAGAAAACTG